GCTGACAACATTGCTTGGAGCGTAGGTTCTGACAGTCTTTTTGCTTGCTGAGACTGACATTATGAAGTTCCTCAGTGACATGTGATCATTGAATGGTGATGACTCTAGTGTCTCCTCTGGATTGCTCTTGAGCCATGTGAATCTCTCCTGATAGTGTTTCATCACCATTGTGTGCGAGAACCTTGTGCCTCTCACATCAGGGATCTGAAACCACAGCCTTTGCACCACCTGATACAGCGTCACTGACTGGACTAGACTGCTAGTGGCAACATCTAGTTTACTAGAGACGGATCTTCTGTTCACATAAGCACCTAATGAACTCTGACTATAATTTGACAAGACCGACAAGACTGAATCATAGAAGTTGCCAAATGAGAATAGCCACTTATACTCAAAAAGATCTTCGTCGTTAAACTTCTCAGCTATATTGAAGAATGTTTTATGTGAATGCTGAGCACCCATCATCCCCTTTGATTGCAATATCACACTGTCCTGTAGTATGTAAGATGAGGCAGCATGCAGTTTTGCATCAGTCTGAAATGCCATGGACTCAGATAGAGCTGGATTTGACGCTTGCATTCTAAGTTGCATCAGTGAGTCCTCGGTTGTTGAGCTTTCTCTATACAGGTTTATTAGATTCTCTTCTATGTAGGTTCTGATGTCAGAGTCGTTGAAACCCAAGGCTTTAGTGAATGCATAGTACTTGGCTGACTGACCAAAGGAGATGTATGTTCTAACAGTTGGCTTGCCATCCTTGGTGAACTCAAAGTTCTCATCCTTGTACAACCCCAAGTGTATGTTCCTAAATCGTCTGTCTGCGCAGGCCATGTACACTGCCATGTCATATCCGAACATCCCACAGCATAGCGGATGCTCTAGCAAGAAAAAACCAATTGACGGATGCGGGTTCTCTAACAAGCATTGTCTGTATTCCGGCCATCTTTTGTTTGTTCGATAGCCAAGTGTCTTGTAATGAGCACTCATTTGGCCATACTGACACACATTGCACAACATGACAGATCCGCTATGTTCAAATAAGTTATTCCTTAGGTTTGCGTAAGTGCTGTATCGATCATCCATCTTTGAGCTTGGGTGAGTCTTAATGCATGCTGCAACGAACTTTATTGCGGGGGTTAGCAGAGTGTTCTTGTAGTACCAGAGAGAATTGAACTCTTCCACATTTGAGTGGCCGGAAGTTGAGCTCTTCTCAACACTCTGCTTTGCACAAAACAGAGGATACAACCTGGATTTTGCTTCGGTGTACACACTCATCATAAGTCTCAAATTTCCCTCAGTTATCTGATTTGCCTGCCTTTGACTAGCATTCTTAGGATCCTTTTCCACGACAACAGACAGTATGCAAGACGAGTCATCAGAAGACACTTTCGTAGT